GCGGCGGAAGGTTCGGCATTCCAGAAGGCGGAGCGCTCACAGGCGGTGGTGGAATTTCCGGAGTGGGCGACGGAAGATTCGGGGCAATCGGTTGCGGACCTATCTTCGGCGTCAGTACCGGCGGCGGGCCTCCAGGGGCAGCGATGGGACCAGGCGCAGGCGGCGCTCCAGTCGGAGGGGTAAGAGGCGGAGCACCGTTCTGAGGCGGCGGCGCGGTGCTGTATTGCCGGATCAGCCGTTGCAATTGCTGGTCGGGAGACTCGTTATCGTAAAGAGGGTCCATAGAAAATCTATCCGCTGTAAGTCGTCCCGCCGCTCGAATAGCCGGCGCCCTTGAGCCCATTCATTAAGCCGGTCATGTTCTGGAACCAACCGGATTGTCCGGCTTGCGTCGCCGCGTTCACGGCTGAGGTTTCGAGGCCGAGAGCGGAGAGAGCGTCTTTCGTGTTCGTCCCGTAGAGGCTGCCTTCTCCCGCGAGTCCGGCTTGCTGCTGGGCCTGCTTGAGCTGCTCGTTTTCGCCCTGGATCCCGACGGCATTTTGCGAGAGTTGACGTTCGCCGCTTCTAACTGCTTCATCTTCGCCGGCCGCGACTCCGCCCGAGTTGCGCGTCCGGGCTGCAGTGAGGCCGATGTCGCCAACCGCGCCGGAAGTCGCCCCGCCAACCGATTGCGAGTTTGCCGTGTTGAGAGCTGCGAGGCCCTTTTTCCCGAATCCTTGCGGGTCGGTCGCTTCCTGCTGGAGTTGGGGCAGAAGTTGCGAGTAGAGGTTCTGAGCGTTCTGGTTGGAATTCCCGAAGACGCCGGAGGCCTGCCCGAAAACGTCATTTGCCTGCGTTGTTTGTCCGCGCGCCATTTAGGTTGTCCTTCTCGGAGCCGTCGATCGCGTGAGTGGCGTCCAGAGCGGCCGCACCCATCCGAAATCGCGCATCAGTCGGCGTCCGAAACTCTTCGTTTTCTCGGGCGGCAGAAAAACATGCGCGTCCTCGAAGCCTTTGCCGTGGAGATCTCGTCGCATACTCTCGTGGAGATCCTGTAAAACCTGAAAACGGCGAAGCGCGGTCGACCATTTAGGATCGGCAAGGAAATAAAGTTCCACCGTCGGCCGCGCCAGCACCGCTTGCTGAATCTCGCCATCGTCGAAGGCCTGCGCCGCGACCAGTGTCCGGAGATCCGGCAAGTCGTAATCGAACCCCTGCAGCTCGAAGAGTTCTTGCAGTCGAGCCGAGTCCGAAGATTCCAACCGTCGAATCACTGCTCTCTCACCGGCAAAACTCCGTAACCGCTTCCGCCGCGTGTGCCGTTCGTCGGTGCCGTCCCGCTCCCGGCAGAGGCGAGCGGATTCGGGCCGGTGATCGAGCCGCCGCCGACAACCGGCGTTGGCGCGCGGAAGGGGCCGAAGTAAGTTTTTCCAGAAGGCTGCGAGGCGCGACCGTTTTGCGAGTATGTCCGCCAGTAGAGGGTTTGGTTGCCGAGATTTGCGCGGTGATTTCGCGCCGGCCCAAGGTGGATCACGATGGGAGCAATGAAGTTCGGCGTCAGCGAATACTCAAGAAAGTAATCGGGAGCGACGCCAACCTGCGAGGGGAGATTGTCTTGGATGGCGACGTCGAAGATCCCGCCGGCCGCTGTCACGTTGAGTTGCGAAGGCGCGTTCGGAGTCGATTGAATTCCTTGCGCCGTCGCGCCGGTTTGCGAGGCAACCGTGTTGAGACTCGTCTGAAAAGCCCTTAACGCTTCGCCGAGAAGCGGGTCGCGCTGGCTGATGATGTCGAGGTGCGGAATCTGGAGGTTGGGCATTTACATTGCTCCTCGGAGCGGGGCCATCGGATCTTTCTTGAGTGTGAGTACGAGATGTTGCAGGTTGAAGCCGTTATCGGTTTCGCCGGGAAGCGGGATCGAGCCGATCTTTAAGGCGATGCGTTCGCCGTTGATCCAGGTGTCCCACTCGAAATCGTGCGTCGGCGTTGTGCTCAAGGGGTACGCCGGCAGAGCAGGGTAGGGGTTCAGTAACGACGCCGAGTAAGGCGTGATTGCGGTTTGTCCTGTGCCTGAGATGAAGGCCGCGAGATAGGTTGCGGTCTTGCGGTGGCAATCGAGTCCGAGTTGCTGCTCCTGGTCGCGGCTCACGAAAAAGTAAGTCGTGTAATAGGGCGTGACCTGGCCGTAGTCCTGATCGGTCAAAAGGTCCGTGGTGAAGGTGTAGGAATTGTTGAAGCCGGAGAGCTGCCCTGGGGTTTGTCCGTTGCCGTCGCCGATCGAGAATTCGTAATCGCCGCCCGGCCGCGCCAGAATCTCGCCGCAGTTTGCGCTCAAATTCCACCGCGTCCACTTGCGGCAGAATTCTTTTGCAATCATGCGGCCGCTGAAAGATTCGCGATAGGGCGCGTTCGATGCGATCGCTTCGGCCGAGTTCAGCTCGCGATAGTCGAGCACAAACATGATATCCGGCGCCGTCGCGGCGCCCGTGGGCACTCCGATATAACAACGCCGGTTCACGGTGTCGTTTTTGAGCCATGCGGTCGCGAAGGCCGCTTTATTGATCGAATCCCATCCCGGCATGCCGTTCTGTGTCGGGCTCTGGATCTCCTGAGAGATCTTCGTCTCCGCGCCGCCGGCAAAAATGTAGAGGCCGCCAAGCGAGAGTTTGAATTCCCATTGCTCGCCGCTTTCGCCGCTGCCTGCTTTGCCTGGATCCGTGCCGTGGACCGAAACTGATCCGACCGCTTGCGCAACTTCTTCCACGTCCCACGAAGACGGTTCACCGAAACCGTTGTCGGAAGTTCTGTGTTTCCCGTCGGCGGTGTTGAAGTACATCAAATTCCGCAACACGAAACAGTTCTTGATCTGCGAGCTGTCGTCGGTCGCGCCGAGGATCCCGGTCTCGCCGTCGAATTGCTCCGGGGCGTTGACGTAGCTCACACTGAATTGGTCGTCGAGGTAGGGCTCCAGGGTTGGGATCACCGAGCACTCGTCGACCAGAGCCGAAATCTCGGACACGGATCCGGTTTCATAAAATGCAAGCTGTAAATCGGACGGGATCACTGCGGGTGTTATGCCGCTAAAGGTTGCTTCCGCAAAGCCGCCGGTCGCGGGCATGGAAGCTAAAGCAATCGTCGCCGTGACACTGAAGCCGGTAGAAACACTGCTCAGAACGGCAACAATCGATCCCGCCGCAAGAGCAATCGAGGGCTTGAGCCAGCATCGGAAATCGTAAAGAGTGTTCGGTTCGGTGATGGCGATTCCGAGGCTGTCCTGGTAGGCGGATTGAAAGAGGTATCCGTTTTTCGCGTTGATTACGCCATTATCGGTAATCTTCCAGGCCATGCCCGACGCCCAAGCGCCGCCATTCACGAGAGTTCCGAGGGTCCCGGTCGCCCCGACGTAGGGACCGAGCCCCCATCCGAGCGGCGTGCCGAGCACTCCGGAGAGATAGCCGCCTTCAAATCCCATGCTCAAAAAGTTTGTGATCCGGTTGCGCTCGCCCCAGGCAAAGAGACGGGAAGCGAACGGGAACATCCCGAGCACTTCGCCAAGCACTGCCTGCGCGAAATAGTTCCGGCCCTGGATGTCGACCGCGGTCGAGGCGAACAGGGAATTATCCGAAAAGTCGATCGTCGTCGACGTGGTCACGTTGTCCGGGACGACGGTCGCAAAAACGGTGTACGAAGGGGCTCCGTATTGGCCGGGAATGTTGGTCGTCGTCGGGATATAGAAAAAGTTGTCGCCTTCGGCGCCGGTCAATTCGAGGATGCGAGCGACGACGTTCGACGGCCCGAGCGGAAGGTTCTCGAAAACGGTGCGCACACTTCCGCCCGAGTTCCAGGCGTAGACCGGCGACGGCTTCGAGATGAACCCTTGCCGCGTGAGCCACGAACAAGCAACCTGATGCGTACCGGCGGCCGAACTCCCGCCGATCGAGACCGTGCCGCCGCCGCTTGTGTCAGTGCCGGAATTCGCGAACCAATCTCCTACGTCAGTTTGAGGGACTGCACAGAGGAAAGTCGTCGCGTTCGTGACCGAGACGCAGCGAAAAGTCGCGTTGTAGCTCGGGTTTGAAGTCGACGATCCGCTGATGACTGCATTCAGGCCTGCACTGAAAGCATTGTTCGCCGTCGTCACGACTTGGATCGTGGGGAAGAAAACCTGATAGCCGCCGCCGGTGAAATTCGGGAGAGCTCCAGGGATCGTTGCCGCGCCGACCTGGATCGTCGTGCCGGCGACGGCGAGAACCGCGAGCTGCATATAGTTGTTCGGGTTCGTGAGTGAGGTGTTCGGCAGTGTCGCGACAAAGACCATGTCGCCGACGTTGACATTTGCCGGGATCGTCGCGAGGTTGAGGGTGTAAACAGTGCCGTTCAGCGTGCCCGAGCTGATGACGTTCGCACCTTTGAAGAAAACGCAGCTATAGGATCCAGAGGCGGAAGCGAGGCCGCTTTGTGCGATAACGTATTGAACGACGTTTCCGGCGATGTGAGTGATCGTGAAGCCGCCGGAATATTGCCATCCCGTCGTTGGATACTGCGGGCCGAAGACGACGACGAAATCGCCGACGGCGGCGCCGCCCGGCACCGCGCCGCAAGTCATTGAAACGGTGTTGGCGCTTTCGGTGAATCCGCTCACCGTTTCGTAAGTCTGCCCGGCAAGCGAAATGCCGGGCACGCCGATCGCCGCGATGGGGTAGCTGCTCTGCTCGTCGGCTGCGATCGGGCCTTGCCCTGGCCCGTCCATCGTCACGCGATCGAGGTAGGTGCCGTCATATTGCAGAGGGACGTGCGAGCCGTGGAAACCATCGGAGCCCGCGATGTATTCACGGCCGAAAGCGGTGCACGACTGCGCCTGCACGATCGACGCCGGCAACGCTTGAATGAGCGTTTTTACGCCGGGATTGTTGCCGACGTCCTCTTGCCAGAGATTATTTGCCGAATCGATGAACAGATTTAGAGGATCTGCGTTCGGTTGAACGAAGGTCTTCTGGTAGACGGTCGAGGGATTGAAGCCGGGTGGCGTGACGGGGAAAAGGCGAGACGCACAGGGGCGATTCTGCACACTTCCAAGCAGAAAAGTTACGTCCTGATTGTCCGGGGAATCGCCTTCCGCGAGAACTGGCGGTGCGATCTCCGTGACCTGGCCTCCGAAGAGGCTCAGAGGGACACTGGTCCCCTGTGCGTCGCCCGGCATCGACTAGGCTCTGACGAAGGTGGCTTCGAAGACGAGCGGGGAAAGCGAGAGACTCGCGTAAGTGGGGTTGCCGGTTTTCTCGGTGTTCGGAGCGTTCGCGCCGCCGCCGTACATCAAAACCATTTTCCCGTTGGCAAGCGAGGTGCCCTGACAGAAAACGTAGCTGTATCCGGAAGGGGTCGCGCCGGCCAATGGCTGTTCCAGGATGTAGACGCGCAGCGGAGCGTAACTCGATTTGATGAAATCGAGCGAGGCAAAGGAAAGCGTGTCGCCGAAGTTGCCGGCCGCGGGATAACTGCCTGAAGGCGTCAGCGTTCCGAAGATCGTAGTCAGTCGATCGGACTGATCGATGCCGTCAAAAGCGGAGTTTCCGGCGATGGCAGACGCGAGCGCGCCCCGCTGGTCGCTCGTAGGCCCGTAAAAATCGGCCAGGATGCGGCGGAAGCCCTTAATGAGTCCGACGCGACGAAGATAGAGACCGAGCGGCTCTTTCATGATTCGAGTAATTCTAGGTTCCAACATGGGTGAGTCTCCTTGGAAAATCAGAATTTCGTTACATGCGCCCAAAACCGCGATGCAGGCCGTGTGAATAACCTTTGCGGCGAAGGTTGCCGTGTGTTTTTGTCATCGCGTCTGAGCGCAGCATCTCGTTGACGAAGTTGTCGGCCATGCTCTTGATCTCCGCGAGCAGAGCGGAGCCGCGGGCTAGGGCGTAGGCATAGAGAACGTAAGCCGCGAGCGCGTTCTCGCATCGCAGAAGCGGCACCTGGCTCGGTTCAGGCGTGAGCACAAGTTCGGGAAGGAACGGAACGTAGCGCAGTTGCAGATCGTTGACCTGGGTTGCGCCGCGGAAAACTAATTGCTCCTGTTCGTAAAGCCAACTGTGCAGCCAGATCGATTGCGGACGTGAGATCAATCCGTTCCTGGCTAAAGACATCGGCTGCCAGATTTGAGTTGTGAGCGTCTGCCGTTCCCAGAGTTTCAGTGGCCAGTTGAAATCGGCCGGGAGGACCGGAGTCGCGTGATTCTCGACGCCGTCATATGTGCCGGTGTAGCTGATCTCAAGCTGCATTCCGGGATCGAGCTGTCCGATCACCGGCACGCCGATAATCTGCACCGTCTTTTTGAAAGTCGCATACCCGGCGTTCGCGAGCCGTCTTTGTAATGCGCGATAGCCGGAATTGAGAAAGACGGTGACGTAAGACTGCGAGTCGGCAAGCAGGCTGCCCGCGAGCGTCTGGATCGCATCGTTGCCGAGCGAGCGCGCGATGTTCAGCACGTAATCGGCGGAATCGTAAGGTGTGGTCCCGAGGGGCATCTAGGTTAAAATCTTGCTCATGGATCGGCGGAAATTCTTAGGCATGATGGTCGGAGGTGTGGCGGCTGCTGCGGCTGTCAGAACCTTTCCGTTCCGTGTGTTCAGTTTTCCGAAAGAGATCAAAACTTATAACCAGGGCCTTGATCTCTTCGGAGCATCGTCGATCGGCTCGAACCGGCCGATGCGTGTGCCCGGTCGACTGTTTGCCGTCTCCGGCAATGAAAAGTTGGAGGTCGGTCAACTCGTGTCGATCTATGACGCCGATGGTTCTCTCGCGGTCGAGGTCTTGAGGATCACTAAAATCGAAGGCCGCTCGATCCACTTCGATCGCGTGGAGTAAGGAGCGCTCCAGATGTACGATCCCGGGGCCGCTTTTTACAATCTGCGCCGCAAAATTCCAATCATTTCGGTGCCGACACCGGAAGAGTTCCGCCGCGGCTTTCCTGACGGCTAGGCTTTATTCTTCGGCCGGTCTTCCGCCTTCTTGATCCCGAGTGCGATCGCCTTGTCCCAATCGAGCACCGAACCGCAGGTGTGAACCACCACTCCGGGCTTGATGTTCTCCTGGCATCCGGGGCAGGCAATCAACGTCATCCCCTTAACCGGATCACTCCAGCCGCGCGTTTGTCCGCGGCGGAGCAACGCCTCGCGGTGCATTTTCGAGATGTTCTTTTGACCTTCTTGCCCTTGCGCGGCGAAGTCGTCACCCTCCGCGATCAGCGCCATATCGGTCTGCTCGAAGAGTGCGTTTGCGGTCGCGATTTCCTTCCGCGTCGGCTTTACGCCGAGCTTGCCTTTCTTAACCCAGTCGGGCAGGTGCATTTTGATGGCTTTCCCGTTGCGGCCGGTCGCGACCCGGACCTCGGCGTTTTTCGCCGGATCGAAAGTGTCTTCGGCAGCGATGAAGATGCCCCAATTCAAAAGGCAATTCGCTTTATTCTTGAACGGGCCGAGTCCGAGCAGGTCGATCACACAGACACGCCCCGACTCGTGCCGCATCTCAACCGTCTTCATCTCGACGCAGACGCCGGTGAAGACGAGGCCTTCGACGATCAAGGGCTCCGAGTATTCTTTGCCTTTTTCGCAGGCGGGAATGAGCAGGCGCCCAAACGAGGGATGTTCGATGATCTTCTCGTAAGGCGAGACGTTGAAGACGTGGATCAGGTTGCGCTGGGCAAACTCGATCGACTCTTCCGGGATGAACTGAAGTTCTTTTTCGTTGCGCGCGACCAGTTCTTCGGTGCGTGAGTCGCCGCGTGTGGCAGTGATGGATTCTGGCATGTTACTTTCCTCCTGTTTTTCTCTTGATCTGCTGCATACTGACGCCGCGTTTCGGCAGCGCGTCACGGTCAAACGGTGCTTCAGATTCTGGGTTGTCGCCGCGATATTTGCGGACGGCTTCGCGGATCGCCATCGGGGTATGAAGTCCCGCCGTGTCGCCGGTTGGCTTCGAGGGATTTCCCGCCGTCATGCTGTCGCCGAAAGCGGTGTTCGCATCTTTCAGTCCGTCTTCGACCTTGCGCTCCCAATCTTTTCTCTGCTGTTCGTGGTGGAGCATGATTCCGGCTTTGATCTGCGCGAACGTGAGTTTCTTCGTCTGCTCCAAAAGCGGGACAATCAATTCCAGGTTCGGCGGGGAATCGTTCGGGAAGGAGTAGCAGTGGTCGTACCAGCCTTCGTGGGGGTACGGTCCCATGGTGTAGACGATGATGCCGTGCTGCACGAGAAATTCATCGACGTTCGAGCGAGTCCACTCGCTCTTACTGCCCGCGAACTCTTCAGGCGAGAGCCACTTTTCTAAAACCCATTCCGATTTCGAGCCGTAGTACGGAGCCCAGCGGTATTCGACCTTACTGTCGGGCCAGCATCCCCCGAGCCTGTAGGTGTGGGACTCGGACCAGATGACGCGATAGAGGGGCTTGCCGTGAGGATTCTTGCCCCAAGTGTTCGGGACGCCCGGCCAGAACCGCAGTTTCGCCGGTTCGCCGACGGTCGGAACCTTAGTAGTTAATGGGAGAGTTAGGACGCTCATAATTACGAATTACGAAATTTCGAATTTGTGAAAATTTCCGGGGCGGCAGGGGGTCATGGGGTAGGAGTCCAATTTCCGCCGCCCCGGAGTCCGAACGGATTCACTCCGTCACTGGTTAGTGACCGAAGTAGCCCGCCGGAATTGCAATGTTCGAGCCATACACGCCCGCATGCACGTTCTCATCTCCGAGGTTCACACCCGACCAGAGATAGAAAATCGTGGACGAAGCGATGCCGCCCGAAGCGCCGTATGCGGAGAAGGTCGTCTGGCCGCCGACTTCGTAGAAGTCGATCGGCTGATTCTCCACCCGGAACAGGTGCTTCAACGGCAGGCCGTCGATCCGGCCCGGTGTGGCGTGCATCGAACCTTTTCCGCCGCCGACAATCGGCCTTCCGGCCAACGTCTTCGGAGGGGATTTCTTCAGCATGTCGATGCCGTTCCCGCCGTTGAGCTGGTTCTGGATCACGGTCGAGACGAGGAGCCCTGCGTTTTCCCAGGCCGCTACCATGTCCACGTTCATGTTCCAGGTCAGATCGACTTTGTCCGGCTGATCGATGCCCATCGCGATCTGCATCTGCGCCAGCATCAACCGGGCTTTCGCCGGGGTGAGGGCTTGCGAGTTGAAGTTCACAAAGGGAGTCGTCAGTTTTCCCGGATAGGCCGGGCGGCCGAGGCCGCCGACGTTGCCGGTGTTCGAGTTGACCTGGTAATACTTAATCCCCAGGAAACCCGTTCCGGCGACGCCCGCCGAACCGTTGACGAGAATCAGCGTGCCCGCACCCGTCGCTCCCGGAGGCGCGGCGGTGAGGTTGAGCTGGTTATTGAGGTTATCGACCGACTGCACGGTCACGGTCCCGAGGAAGTTGCCGGAAAGCGCGTTCCACAGGTCGTAATCGTTGTTGTCGCGGAACATGGTCGCGTTGTTCACCGTGAGCTGCGCCCCCGAGACCGAAACCACAGAGTCCAGGGTGTTCGAGCCGTCGGTGTTCAAAAGCGCTTCCATGAACACGTTGAACTCGGCCAGCGCCTCTTTGTTGGTGCGGGTGCCGTAGTTCTCGATCGCCTTTTTGTCGTTGTTGGTGGTGATCTCCGTCAGCTTCGAATATTGCCAGCAGGAGAACGGATACACGGGCACGAGGGTGTAGTAATCCGTCGTGAAGGACGAGCCTTGGCCCATGTCCGCGCCGTCGAAGGTGCCAAACCGATGCTTGCCGCCGCTCAGTAAATACTGAGGCACGCGGGTCGGACGGTAAGACACCACTTCGATGTCGTCGCGCGGCTTGATTTCCGCCCAGAGGGTGTCGTCCATCGGGAAGAGGCGGGGCAGTTCCGGCCGCACCTGTTCGCGCTGGAGCGCCAACGTCTGAGTGACGCTTGCTACGCTCATAGAAATAGTTCCTTGTGTGGGCTCGCGGCTGCCGTTTTATCCCGGTGGGATGGCTGCTTCGGCGGTGCAGTGTGGTTGAGCTACGCGGCGGTAGTTACTCGACTTCGTTTTGCTCCCTGTTTTCTCGGGTGTCAGTTTCCCGTGAGCAGAACTAGGTCGGAATCTGGTTTCCCCAATAGACTTTCTTGCCGTCTTTGAGAATGGCCTGCTGTTTGGCGATCATGCCAAAATCGGATTGGGTGCGGTCGATCTCGTGGGGCTTCGGCCCGGCGGCGACTTTCGTCCAGCCTTTTTGCGGCTGTGCGGCTGCTCCGGGTTTCACGGTTCCGGCGACTGGTGCTTTCTTCGCCGGAGTTGCACCGCGGAAAAAGAGCTTCACTGCTCTTTCGACCGGACCCATCTTCGCAGGCTGGCCGTTGCGTCCCGGTTGCGAGCGGAGCACGGTCTCGAGTTTCTGTCGCATGTAGGCGACGAGACCAGCCGTGTCCTTCGCTTCGGAGTAGGCGGCGAACGTCTTAATGAAATCAGGGTCCGCGGCGAATTCCTTGTCCATGTAAACCGAGATCTGACGGTCGAGCGCTTCAAAAGTTTCGTCGTCGAGTTCGGCGCCCTTGGGCAAATATTGCGTCGCTTCCTTGCGGATCAGGGACGCGCGGAAGGGGTTGATCTGGCCTGCGGTTTCGTTCGCCCAGATCTTTGATTCGCGATCGTCGAGTGATTTATTGCGGTCGTCGACTTTGGGGTCTTTCTGTGGAGCGACTGGCGCTTTCTGTGCCGTGTCGTCAACGGCCGCCATCCAGTCGGTGACTTCTTTCAGGAGAGCGGTTGCCCCGTCTTTGTCTCCGGCGGAGATCAGCCGGTTCAGGAATCCGAGGTTCTGCTTCACGCCCGACTGCACGAGCGTGTTGCGGAGAACCTGCGCCATGTAGTGCTGATAGTGTTCGGGGTTCGTGCTCGCGAGCTTGTTCATCGCGACGGGCACGAGTTTCGCCGTCGCTTCCGGGTTCATGTCGAACCAGGTATCGATCACTTTCGGATCGGCTTTATTCCAGGCTTCGTCGATCCCGCGCCACTCTGCGATTTCCGTTTTGACGGCTGCCACGTCGGGGAAATCTTTTTTAAAGGTCGCGACTTCCGTCTTAAGGGTTTTCAGCTCTGCGAGGCCGCCGGGCAGTTCCTTTTTGAATTCCCGGTTCTCGAAGAGTCGATCCTTCATCCAGGCGTGGGCTTTCGGGTCGGTAGCTTTGAGGGCGTCGAGGGTTTCCCGGACTTTGGGCGGCATGGTGCGGCCGTCGAGTTGCGCGTCCGCTTGCGGCTTTCCGTCAATACCCGGTTTGTCAGCACCAGGCTCATCGGCGGATTGGTTATCGCTACCACTAGAATCTTCCCCAGCGTCCGCGCCAGGATCTCCATTGGCCGCGCCATCGTCTGCGCCGGGGTCTCCTGCATCGTTTCCTCCTGCAGCGATCGGATCAGCAACCGCTCCGGCCGCGAAGAACATCGTACCTGCGAACATCAGGTAGCTGAAAATCGAGAAAAAGAATTTGTGTGTCATAAGTCTCCTATTGCAGCGTCGGCGCTGCGGGTGCGGGCGAATTCATCGGACCTGGTGTCGGGATCGGTGGAGCGACGTGTACGCCCTTTTTCGGCGGCATCGGTGGAATCGCGCCCGGCGGCGGAGCCTGCGCGGCCTTCGCCGCCTTATGCTCCATGCCGTGCAGCTTCACGTTCAAAATCCCCCACTTGTTGCTTTTCGCCTCTTCGATCCCATCGGAAGACGAAAGGAACTGCTCGATCTTTGCGATTTCGTAGTTGTGGCGATCCCACATCGGATCGACGGGAATCGAGGACTGATACATCTGCATGGCATTCGGCGGCGGAGTCTTTGGCACTGGAATCCCCGTGCCCTCTGCTTGCTCGGCGACGGCGCCCTCGATCGCCTGGTCGGCCGCGTAGGCCTTGATCGCATCGACGTTCGGCGTCGGCCGCGATTTCAAGAGCAGCTCGATCTCCATCATTTGCTTGTCGCCCGACTCGGCGCCGGGAATGACCCAATCGTGCACGCCCAAGAGTTCCCGCTGAATTTCCAGGTTCTCCGGTTCGAGCACTCCATAGGCTTCGGTTGCCTCCGGGTTGGTCAAGGCTTGGGTCACGATCGACGAAACGGTCTGCCGCTTCGAGCCGGTTGTTTCCGGGAACGAGGAATCGAGATCCGGGTAGGTGTGGAAGTTGCCTTTTTGTAGATCGGCGACCGCGATCGTCGCGACCATCGACTTCCCGCGCTTGGCCGGGATCTTGACGTGAATCTTTTCGTCGGTATCTTTCGCCGAGGCCGCGGCGCGACACAAAGCGCCCTGCCGGTAAGCCGTAGCGAAGAGTTCCTGTACTCCGCCCCAGCAAATCGAAAACTGCCCCATCGCCTGATCGCGCATCATGGCGATGCCGCCCTTGGTTGTGTTGTCGGCGTCCGATCCACCGAACAGGGCCGGTTGCGCTCCGGTCATAAACTGGCCGAGGGCGCCCATCAGGTTCTCGTAGGCTTGCTGGATCTGAATCGGACAGCCAGGCGCGGGCTCGACATAGAAAGCGTCGGCAATAGTTCCGAGGCCGCCAGGCAGAACGACTTCGACGTGGTTGCCGGGCTCCGCGGTTTGGTCGCGCATCGCCTCGCCGTCGAACAACTCCTTGAGTTGGTAAACAGTCGGGATGCCGAAGTCGGCATACTCTTTTTCTAGGTTCCGGTAGTCGTTGAAAGCGTCCTGCACAGGAACGAAGTCGTGCATCATCGAAGGCTTCGAGGCGCCGTCGCCAGGACCAGGCCAGCCAACCGAGAGATGGTCGTCCATCGCCTGATCGCAGGATCCGCAGTAGGCATCGCCGACGACCACCACTTTCATTCCTGAGGGGTAAAGTTCGCGGAGTCGTTTTTCGATGTCGGCCGGCGCGTGACGGAAAGCCGCGGGCCGCATCCACACTCGTTTCCGGGTGACGAGATGCGCGAAAGCGTCGCCGGCATTGTTTAGTGCTCGCGTTCCCTGGAGCACGCCGATCCGCGCCATGCGCCGATAACTGCTTTCGCCGGCGCCGGAGTTGCCCTGGCGGATATTAGCCGCATATTTCGGGTACGTCTCTTTCGCGAGATTCAGGGCGAGCTCGTCGTCGATCGGGAAGTAGATCCACTCTTCCATTTTGTCGGTGGTGATCGGTGTCGGCTTGGTTTCGAGCGTGCCGTGCGCCGACATCAATTGCACGGTCTTCGGCTGGCCTTTATTTGGGCCGTCGTTCTCAAATCCGAATTTCTGCCCGTCGCGCACGTTGCGGGTGTAGATCACGCAGCGCGTATCGGTGCAGAAAAGGCTCATCGCGTCGGCCTGCAATTTCTTCCGTTTATTCACGCGATCGATCGCGAAGCGGAAGGTCTCGGCGGCGCGCGACGCGGAAATATCGGTCGAAACGGTTGGATCGTCGGGCTCGAAGTCAACGCCGGGCGGATTCTGCACGCCGATCGAGATCAGGGCGCGCATGTAAGGCCAGAAAATGTTATAGACGTCGGTGTATCGCGAAGAATCGCCGTCGGGTGCGCCGTTCGACTCGTCGCCCGCACCGCCATAGGGAGTGAAGATAAAGCCATTCGATTCCAAACAAACGACGTACTGATCGCCGCGGCGATAGAAGCGCTGCCTTCGGGCGTCGATGGTCTCGGTCCGGACGGCATATTTGTCGAGGCCTTCGTAGTGCTTCACCAGGGCAAGAATCGCTTGCTGCAGCGGTTCGTCGTTTTCCGCCGGATCCGTGAGTCCGTAGTCTTCACAGGCGCACTTCGAGCCGTCGTTCTCCTGGATTTCAGGAGTCTCTTGTTCGCCGTTGGTTTCGCCGGTTGCTTCCAGTGAAGTGCCTTGTGCGTTGGCGATGGGAGTGGTACTCATTTAGCGATTGGCGTTGATCTTCATGGCAGTTAAGGCGAGATTGGCTCGTTTGCCGACCTTGCCACCCGCGCCTTTTTCTTTTTCGGCGAAGGCGTGAGTGCTCAGTCCGTGCTTCTGGGCAGACTTGCGAAAAGAGCCTTTGTTTTTGGAGAATGCTTTCTCCATCCAGTGCGGATCGTTAGCCATTTGCCAACCTGTCCGAGAGTTCTGCCGCCGACTCTACGGCTTGGAGTACGGTCCCAGTCGTGTCGTCGAGTTTGATCCCAGTGAAAGGCTTGGAGAGAGGTTGGTCGTCGCAGAAATCAGCGCTTTCTTCGAAGGCGATGATGCGGTCTACACGAACAAACCCGCGCCCGCCGCTGGGACTCGTAAACGCGATGAAGAATTCGTTAGCCATAGGTCAATCTCCATAAAAAAGGGAGTGGGCGAGCCCGGAATTGCGACTCGCCCGTGGGACAGACTAGTTGATGACCTTCACTGTCACGTTCGAGAGCAGGGGCGTGTCGGTGGTGCCCGTGGTTTCGACGTACACGATGTCAATGCGCGCCGGTCCCGCCAGGTTCAGCGAGCCGATGGCCGCAATGCCGATGTTGGTTCCAGCCGTGGGTGCAGTGCCGGCCGCGATCGCCGTCGCTGTTTCCCATCCAAGAGTGGAGCGCAACGACCCGCCGGTTGCCGAAGCCGAGGCCACCGTGGTTTCGATGTCCTGGCAGAAGTTCCAGTTATAGGCGACGTTGGTTTGCGTGGTGGTGATCTTCGGACCGCCGATATAGACCGGAATGCCGGTGGTCACGTTCGAGCCGTCGGCATCCCACCAGAATTGGATGGCCGTGATGGTGTTCGCTCCGCCGGCCGCATCGACGATCTGCCCACAGATTTCGATTTCCCGGCCCACGTAGTTCATAAACTGAGGGGGGATCTGCACGGAGCCGAGGACGAAGGGAACGGTAGAGGCGAGCGCCGCCGAGATGGTGGCGGGTTGGTTCGAGCTTACGACGCCATTCAGTCCCGGATGGGAACCCGGAACGTAACTGTAAACGGTGTGAGCTTCGACGTTTGGGGCGTAATAGGAAGTGGTAGAAACGCCGCCGAGCTGGAACGCTTGCTGTGAAGTTACGACCGGATATACGATCGCAACCGCGCCTGAACCTGTCTGACCGTAGGTAGTGTTGGCGACTGCGCAAGCGGGAAGAATGGTTTCGACGGTGGTCAGAGTGCAGACGCCGTTCGAAACCGGGGCGGCTCCAATCACTGTCGGCTGCGTCACCAGTGGGATGTTGTACTCGTTCTTTGCTGAGCCGCTTTCGAGCCCGACGTAGAGAACATAACCGACAGCTCCCGCCGAAGCTGCCGGGGCGGTGAACTGAATCGCTTTCGCTGAGGTGTCGGTGAAGGAATAGTCAGCCGAGCATGGCCCTTCGTTGCCGGCGAGGTCCACGTATGCGATACAGACGTGAATGGTGCCGCCTGTATAGCAGGAGCCGCTCGGAGTGCAGGACGCACTGGCGCTTGAAAACGCAGTGCTCGAGGTGAGCGTCGTCGGCGCGGCGAGGAAAGTCGTCACCGTCGGCAACAGGTTCCAGTATTGCGTGGCGTTGCCGCGGTAGTCGACAATCCCGACGCTCGGGAAGCCGGTGGCCGCGGTCAGGATCGCGTTCGTTCCCTGAAGTGCGGAGCCGTAGCCGCCCGCCCAGAAGGTGTCGATTACAACCTGACCGCCGCCGGTCGAGAACGCATCATTGATCGCTTCTTGCGACCCAAACGTGCCAGATTGTACGATCTCACCTTGGCCGTGCAGGTTCGAAAACGATGCGGTGATGTTGCAGCTAATGCCTTGAGAACCGCTCAGAATCGAGGCTTCATAGCATCCCGAGACTGCAGTCGGCGTAACCGTTTCCTGGTTCGTGCCGTTGCCGACCAGAATCGGCGCGTTGACGTTGAAGGGCATATCCGTCCGGCCGTCGGGAAGGGTGACGAGTCCCATTTGCAAGGTGATCGTCTGCGAGCCGGTCGCGCTGTTGCCGGATTGCACGCGAGCGGGAGCCATCGCGCCGAAACCGTAAGCGTAGTTCGGAGCATAGAAAACGCCGAGCCCGCGGGAAATATCCGAGGGCGGCGAAGCGGGAAGATACTGGCCGAAAGCGGATCCAGCCAGTAGAGCCAGGGTTGCAATTGCGAGTGTGATGCGTTTCATTGGTTTAGTGCTCCTTGAGGGCTGGAGGCCCGGATAGTAAAAACTGAGTGCCTGAAAAATCTAGTAACCGGATTGCGCGATCTCTGCGCCAGGGCCGTCGCCGGGCTTTGCCTCTTCGCCGGCATCGTTGAATTCATCGTTGACCGGCTCGTGTTCGCAGTTGCCATCGCCTGAGCAGCCGTCCTTGCCGACGTGATCGTTCATGGCGTGGTGGGCTTCGTGGAGTGTGTTGTGGTGGCGCTCCTCGGGTGGCTCGCCGTTGCCCATGTGGTGCAGCGTCTTGAACGGGCCGGGCTCTTTGCCGTGCAGCTCGACGTGGTCGGGGTGGGTTCCGTCTTTCGGTTCTTGCTCGCCGGGATCGGGCTTGTGAATGCCTTTGTCCGGGCGCTGGCCGCCGTCGCCGTGCATCTTCGCGACCTGCGGATTCATGCGGTACTTACTGGCGTCTGCCATGATGTTTTCCTTCTTGCTGCTGAACTGTGCCCCGGAGTGGATACCGGGGCAGGGGCTCGACCGTTGAAGCTAGGCGGAAGTTTTATCGTCCGCGGGTGCTTGTTTGGCGGCGTCGAGGGCTTTGGTGATGTCGGGCTCGGCGGTGCGTTTCTTCTCGCGTTCCTCGTGGAACTTGCGCAGGCCCTCGCCGGGATGATCTTTCTGCCATTCGTCGCGCTCTTTTTCGTCGGCGGCGATCTGTTTTTCGCGTTCTTCTACCGAGATCGAAAGCGCGGGCTTCTTGCCGTGGTTGAGGTGCAAGGTTTCGACAAACGATTTGCGCTGTGCCTCTTCTTTTTCGGCCAGCGCATTCACTATTTCTTTTTCGTCGCTCATTGTGTTGTCCTCAGGACTGGAATTTGGTTCTCAACTCTCCGCTTGATGGCGGTGAAACTTTCGCGGCCTCGGCGGATCGCTCTCGGCCGTTCGTAATCGCAAAAATCGCAGGGCTTATCGCCGACGATCGTTCCTGCCCCGCACTGCGGGCACATTCTCGGGACCTCGGAGAGTGGCACAGCCGGCCCAGGGGATGCGGCTGACGGCTGTGCCACTGGCTGCGGCCTGCGGATCGAGCCGCGCTGTACAGGGAGAGCTTTCACGTATTCGGCGATGCGCCAGACGAGCAGGCAACAAAAGCCGAGCAGGATGCAGGTCATCCCGGCGACTGCAAAGCTAGGAATCAAATTCACCACGGATTGCTTTCATCCAGGGAATGCCATCGAAGCCGGCAAAGAAAAACGCGTCGGCAATCGGATCGTCGTAAAAAGGGGAGAGTCTTGCCCAACTGAAACGCTTCGCTTTCTCGCCCGATTTATAAGCTTGGTTGTTCATCTGCAGACGACGCTGCAGCTTCGCGATCAGCTTTACTTGATCGACCGCGGCCGCTGGAACCGGAGCTTTCGTTTCTTCCCGTTGTTTTGTTTCTTCCATTTGTCTTTCAGTCGCAGGTCAGCCAGGTAGCGGCGCTGCACCATCTCGGAAACCATCGCTTCGTCGGAAACTTCAGCGAGCCGTTGGTCATCGATGCGGTCAAGGTGTGGTTTCAGGGCCAGGGTTCCGCAGACGGCGGATTCTGTCGATCCGGTCGTCATACGCTTGCAGCACTTCTTGCCGCTCCACTTCCCGCGGCTTCCCGGAAGGCGCGAGCATCGATTTCAAGCCGTAGCGCGCCGTGTCCGCGATGTCGTCCGCGACCGAATCGGTCTTGATGATGTCGCCGTCCCGATCGGGATCGGCCACCAACACCGGGAGCGCGTCGAGCAGTTCGTGACACTCGGAGGCAATCAGCCACATTTAGCTCGCTTGTTGCGTGGCACAGAGAGAAGTCTCGCGCATCTGGTTGTACATCAGCCGCCAGCCGCCGATCCGGTCATGGTCGGCCAAGGTTGGCTCCGGCATTCCGTGCTTGCGCATCACTCTTCCGATCTGCAGCTCGACGGTTTGCGCGACGCCCAGCTTCTTTTTGCGCTCCGGGCCGATCGGGCCGATGAAGAAATACTTGATCGTGCGGCGCTCGACGGCGTTGCAGTTCTTGACGATCGCTTCGGCAATCTCGACCTCGCTCTGCTGCTCCATCATCAGCGTCTTGTAGGTGACGACCAGGTCGATCGGTGAAGCTTTCGAGATCAGGCCCGTCGCCTTGCGCAACTCTTCCGCGGAAACTTTCCCGCGCGCATGCCAGAGCACTCCGGTGTGGTGATAGACGCCCCAGTCGAGACTCAACCAGCGAGTCCACCAGGGCTTGACCAGCGCGAGTACCTGGTCCGGAGAGAGCTGCATTTTCTTTTTGTCGAAGACGGCGCCGAAATACTGACCCGCGAAGCGGTCGAACCTGCCTAGTAAATGGCCGATGCGAATGTGTTCCGGCTGCGCGTCGAGATCGCGGCCGTACTGGGTGCGGGTGACGAAATATTGAAAGCGCTTCGCCTCGTCCCAAGAGTCGTAGTCTTCGACAGTCAGTCCGTCCGACATCAGCGCGGGACGCGCCCACTCGACATTGTCCCAGCCGTAGGCCTGGATGAAGGCGAAGTCTTCGGCGCGTTCTTTGCCTTCATAAACCTTGTCGTAGAAAATCCGTTTCAGGAAGGCGACCGAGACGCCGCCGGGATTGTAGAAGAGTCCGAGCTTGCATTTGCCTTCGGGTTGGTTCGGGGCGCGGGCGGCCATCTTGATCTGCCGCAGTTCTTTCTCTGTGAATTGCTCCGCCTGGTCGACGAAGATGTCCATGAATTCCGGCCCCCAGAATTTGCGGGTGACGTCGGCTTCGGTCTCGGCCGCCATAAACGAGATTCGCGAGCCGTTTGGCATATTGATTTCCTTGTTGGCGTAGAAGGGCACGAGATCAGGGAAGGCTTCGAGTATTGGTTGGACGTGGTTTTTCATCACATCGTCCCAGACGCGCCGCACAATGGCCGCTTTCGATCCGGGATAGTCGAGCCGCCGCCGCAAACACACGCGATCAATTCCGCCGCTCTTGGCGCCGCCACGTGAGCCGCCGTAGCCAATCCAGGTTGCAGGGCCTTCAAAGAGATCATCAAGCTCAGATTGTTTTGGCTGGAGAACGATTTGCGCCAAGTTTCACCAGTTCGAAAATGATCTTCCCGCCGGCCATGATCTGCTGTGCCGGCAGGCCGCGGGCGCGCTCGACACACACTTTAAGTGCCCACCGAACCTCTTCGCGTTGCCGGTCACTCAGGGTGGCTAAAACTTTTCCCGCGTGCAGAAATTCCCGCCAGTAAGCCACTTCGTCAATGCTCGCGAGGACGTCGTTCGCGACTTCTTTCGAGGGAACGTACGGGAGCTTCGCTTTCGCTTTCCGGCCGGCGCCTGGCCGGGATCCGCCCGGCCCCTTTTTCTGGGTCGTCATCTAGTAGAGGACGCAGCCGCCGGCGTATGCGTTGACGGTGACGGTTCCGGTTGATTCCGCGCCCGCTTGCACCTGCAAAGTGCCAGCGGTCGCCGCGTTCTCAATGATGACGGTGAAGTGAACCCAGTCGGTGGTCGCCGCGGTCACGATGCCTGTGCCGATCATCCCGAACTGCGTCGGGAAAGCGGCGGCTTGTTGCGCGGCGGCGGTTGCTGTCGCTACGGCGGAGGCGCCGTTTCCGACCCACGTTTCCGTGACCAATGAAGGCAACGCCGGCCCGGTGAGTGCGAAGTTTAGGCCAGCCGTGCTTGCGCTCGCGGTGTAATTGAAATCGCACTGCAGCACATAGTTCGTGTTTCCGGCAATCGGCCAGGACAAACCGACCATGGCTGCCGGGCTGAAGGCCGACGAGAATGTCTGCGTGAATTGAGTCGTGAGGAATTGCTTCGACGGGATCGTGGGCGGGACCGCGGCCCAGGTTGAGCCGCTGTATTGGCAGACGACGACGATCGAGCCGCCGCCCGTGGCGCAGTCGGTCGCCGTCGTTCCGTCGGTGACGGTTGCGATCGTCCCTTTGGTTTTGCCGGGGATCGAACTCAATCCGGAGACGGTCGTAATCGTGACGCCGCCGCCGCCGGATCCGCCGAAGTTGTTTTGGTTGGAAGTCTGCCCGAAAAGCAAAGGAAGGAAAGCCACGACCAGGACGACGGCCGCGAGCAGGATAAAAGCAGAAGCGTTGCGGAGTTTAGCCATTCATTTTAGCCGTGATGCTGCAAGCGTTCGCCGGCTGCGTCGTTACGTATGGCCGGGCGAACTTCGCCTTGACGTGCAACTCGACGCGGGCATAGTAGAGCCCGGCGCCGCCAGTCTGCGTTGCCGTGGTGATCGAGCCACTGGCTTCGGTCTGATAGGCGCCGTTGATGTCGGTGTCGGCGGTTTGCAGGCCAATCGAAAAGACGCCAGGATTCACGGAGAACCACAGCTCCATCGAAATATCGCGTTCGCTGCCGTCCTGCGTTTGTGCCAGGGCGACACGTTCGCCGGGAGTGCCGCTAGGGTAGATATTGGAGGCCTCGGCGTTGATCGAGCTGAAAGAATCGCCAGGGTACAGCGCGGAGGGGAGAGTCAGAGTTCCGTACAGCATAAGGGGTTAGTTCCTCACAGCTTCTCCGCCCGCAAGCATTCGACGATCGTCTCAAACGTCACTTCGTGATGCACGCAGGGGCAGGTGGTGTGATCGCAGAATTTGTGCCGGCCGTGCAGACAGTCGATGCAGATCAGGGCAGCAGAACGCCCCTTTACTCGGGTAGATCGGCGCGCAGCCAGGAAGCGGGGCACGTCTGCGACCTTGAGGCCGGACAATTTCACGGCGACGAAGTGATCTGGATTCAGGATCACTACCTCTGGAGTTATGGTTGCGGTGCTCATTGGGATTGCAGCGGAATCAGCTTCGCGGACGAGGGATAGAACGGTTCAATACGGCGGTGAGTGAGGCCCATCAGGTCGGGAATTCTTGAGGATTCGTAGCGCCAGGTTGAAAACTCGGCCGGCTGCACGCCTAAAAGCAGGCAATAGGCTTTATATCGTTCGTAGCGCTGGAATTCGGTGAATCTCACTTCAGCCTCGAAAAGAGTTGCGTTGCCAGCCAGCAGATCGAGCCGGTCTGCGCTGTCACAACCAAACTGAGAAACCAGATCTTCAACTTCAGTCGGCCGATGACGTCGAAGGCTTCGACCAGGTCAAGCCGGATTTGCGCGTCGCTGCGTTTCGCCAGGTACTTCCGCCGCCACTCTGGCTTAATCCGGGAATCGGCGAGGCGGAAGGTCACAAAGAGGCCCGCATCTGGTTTTCGCCGAAGACTTCGCGATAGCGGGGCAGCTTGCAAACCTCCGCGATCGAGCTCGATCTCCGGTAAACAAACTTCACGCCGCCGATTTCGCCGCCAACCACGTTGAAATGC